CTGACCCGTATAGACCTGCTCACCTGCTCACCTGCCTACCTGCTCACCTGCTCACCTGCTCACCTGCTCACCTGCCTACCTGCCTACCTGCCTACCTGCTCACCTGCTCACCTGCCTACCTGCCTACCTGCTCACCTGCTCACCTGCTCACCTGCTCACCTGCTCACCTGCCTACCTGCCTACCTGCCTACCTGCTCACCTGCTCACCTGCCTACCTGCTCACCTGCTCACCTGCCTACCCCTTGACCTGACCTGCCCCCCATAGACTAAGCCCCCCTATTACTAGGGGGGACTAATCAAGGGGACTAGGACTAACTAAAGTCCTTGTAGTGATGAGGGTCATTCCAAAGTAGTACTGACCATTTAGCAGTTGAGAATAAGGCAGGGACTACGCTGACCCCTGAAACTCTAGCCCCATAGTACTCACTTGATACTACATACTTGACCTTCTTGATGAACTTGACCATTTACATTTCCTAACTTGTAGTGTTCATTAGGCGATTACCTAACTACTTACTAACTTAGTGCCAAACACTAATCTAGTCAAACTGAAACATACCTATTTTGATAACAACTTGATAACAACTGCCAACTACTATTTTCTAGCCAAGCAAGCCTAGAATTTTATGGCTAGACCTATGGCTAGCCCTGACCTAACCCCCTGACCTGCCCCAATAGACTAAGCCCCCCTATTACTAGGGGGGACTAATCTTCTATCTAGGACTAGATAAGCCCTAAGCGTATCTCTGCCTGTCTGTCCCCATAGGCGACCTCCTCAGCGTCATTAGTTCCCTGAGCATTGCCAAATAGTTCCCAAGTGAATTGACCATAACTATTAGTTAGTTCCTGAGTTGCCTTGATAATCTCCTGAGCCTTTTCCCAAGAGTGGACTTCATAGACAGGACTTACGCCAGTAGTAGTATCAGTTATTCTTAGTGAATAGATTTTCATTTTGTATCTCCTAGTTAGTAGTTGTATTAGGTTGATTACCTAACACTTACTAACTTAGTGCCTAAGTTCTAATCTGTCAAATCAAACTGACCTATTTTGATAACAACTTGATAACAACTGCCAACTAAAAGTTCAACTCCAGTCTTATAAGGCACTGCGAAGCAGTTGCCAAGCAAAGACGAGAGGATGCGAGGCTTTGCATTGTTTTTGATTTAGATTAGAAGCTAAGCAAAGTTCAACTCCAGTTATAGAAGGGTCAGCGAACTCTAAAGATGCTAGAAGGTCTGCTATTGTCTATCCTTCTTCCAGCAACAGACTTAGCAGTGATTTTTCCTCCTGTAAAGCCAGAAGGAGGCTTGATTAACAACGCTGTCATTGCGTGAACTAAAGCATCTACTCTATCTGGAGACTTAGTCTCTCCTGGAATCCAAGATATCATCTGAGACTCTAAGTCAGCCAGATAACCAACGTGATGAATACGCCCTTGCTCATAAGCAAGGGTGACAGGTTCAGCACGAAGTGCCTTACCATGTTTGCTATGAACTTCAAGTACCTTGATGTTAGGGTCAATAGCATTGATAGCATTGCGAACCAATGCTCCTCCTTGATTGACCTCAGCTACTACTGGACATCCCCACTTACGAGCCATCTCAACAACCTTGTTAGCCCATTTCTCAGGGGAACCAAGTACAGTTGCATCTTCAAGTACCCAAGCCTGTCTCTTGAATAAGTCTCTGTCTGCTGTTGATGCACAGACAACAATGCCACATTCATCACGAGGATTCTCAGCAACAGAAGGGTCTACTCCAATGATACGAAGTGGAGTGCCTTGAGGTAGGGAGCCTTCTCTATATTTCTCAATAAGTTCCTCAGTCCATAATGCTCCTTCAACATCATCAAGCATTTCTCCATAGAGTTCTTGAGCAGCCAGTCTAGTTCCAGCATAGACTCCTGTGATTGCATCTAGATATGCTCCTGATAGGTTACCTGAGTTATCAAGAGTAGAACCACGAGTGATTACTACTCGACCAGTCTTTGCTTCTTCAATCAACTTATAAAGAAGAGGGACTCTCTTAGGTGTAGTAGTTACTAGGATTCTAGGATTACGACCAAGACGAGTACCAACACGAAGGTTGTCAAAGGCAGTCATACCTGCTGCGTCAGGTGTCTGTCTCCAAGCAGCTACCTCATCCCCCCAAGCATGAGTAAACTGAGGACCACGAAGTGAGTCAGGCTCATCTGCTGTGAAGCATGTAGCAGTATTTCCATTAGGCCAAGTTAGTCTTCTCTTAGAAGGTTCATACAAAGGTCTCTCACTAGGAGGAGTGACATTCATAATCCCAGACTCTCCTTCAACAATAACATCTCTAACATCTGCTGCTGTTCTAGCAACAAGAGCAAAGCGACGTTGACCTTCAGTTGTGTACTTGGCCTGCTCTCTTACCCATTCAGCTGCTGTCCTAGTCTTGCCTGCTCCACGACCAGCTATGTATGCCCAGATTGCCCAGTCTCCCTCAGGTGCCTGTTGCTCAGGTCTTCCCCAAACAGACCAGTCCCATAGCAATGTGTCAGGGTCCATCCCATTCAAAGCAAGAGCTTGCTCTTCAGGCGAAAGCAAAGCCAGTTGTTCCATTAAACTTTTAGCCAAAGTTCAACTCCAGTCTTGTATATGTAAGTCTTATCTATCTATTGTACAGGCTTGAGATACAGTCCAACTTTGAGGAATGCTCCCAGAAGAAACAAGCTTTGCTTGTGATTCAGATCTTTTGATCTCAACCATGAGCGTCAACGAAGTTGACAAAGCCGACAGGCTTTGTAGCGAATGATTGAGGTCAAAAAGTCTGAGTCATAACTAAATAAAAGTTCAACTCCAGTCACGGCCGCGGCGGGCAGCCCTGCGAGTTTGATTTATGGCTAGACTATGGTTGTGACGTTTACGTCGCCATCGAAGATCGCCAAGAAGCTAGCCGCATCAACGATGCCGGTAGATTCGAAGCCTCGATCTTCCTGAAACTTTGCTATTGCCATCTTAGTTAGATCCCCATACCAACCATCTTTGTCATGGCTAGCTTCCGTATAGCCAAGTTCGGCTAGACGTCTTTGAAGATGATGAATGGTTAGAGACTTTCTTGCATGGATGTTCTTGTAAATGCAAGCATCAAGCCTGACATCATCAGTGCGATTGTTACTAACTACCGCAGGGCCAGCAGGTTCAGGTAAGTTCTCATAGACCTTAGAGATGTCTACAGGAACAGGGACTCTGTATCTATTTGAATCATTGCTCATGGCTAGAAGGTTCCTAAACCCTTTGAGCCAAGATAGCCAAAGCTATAGAAGATAGTCCAAAGGATATGGCTAGAGCCAAGTTACTTGAGTCTACGAGAGTAACTACGATAGCCAAGACTATACATAGCATAGAAAGAATAGAAGGCCAAACAAGGTTTCTTAGAATTGCTAAGAGTTTAATCATTAGAAGTTATCCTTTTGTTTTAGATTGTTTTGAGGGGGTTTTAGATACAAGGTTTTGTGTACTAGGAAGTACAACGCCAAGTAACGGTGCTTTGAGTTTCTTCTTTAACCGTATACGAGAAAGAAAAGCTTTAAGGGTTCCAACAAGGATACCAGAAAGTATGGCTAGGGCTAGTAGGTATAAGAACTGATCAGTGGTCATTGTGCTCGCTATCTAATATGTCGTGCTGAGAGTTGCTAGTGATATGGCTAAGTAGGGTAAACAATAACCATACTGTGGCTAGACCAATGGCAAGTACCAGTATAGCAAACAATAGCCATCCCGCAAACGAAAAGAGTATGTATTCCATAGTTGGATACTATCATAAAAAACCCCTAGGTATTAGCTAGGGGCTTTTTATGGTTAGAGGGTTGTAGATGGCTACATCAGTGTAACCAGTTGGCTTGCTCAACTATCCGGACAAACCTAATCTGACTACGTTTGTAGTTAGACAGTGGTTCGATTACGGTTGTCTTGCGTTGCTGGTGAGCATGAACTATCTTGCCATTTCCGATATAAATAGCGGAGTGGTAGAAGTTGGTGCTACCCGCATAAGCAAATACGACAATGTCTCCAGGTACAGGGCGAGATACTCTGCTACCTAGGTGAGCTTGTTTGTTTGCTGAGTGTGGGATGTCTAGTCCGAACTGAGCATAAGCCCATCGAACCATGCCGGAGCAGTCCCAGCCGTAAGGAGTCGAGCCAGAGAAGACATAGGATGTCTTGCTAACTCGAGTCTTTAGATACTTAACTATTGAAGTCATTCGAGCATGGTTTCTAACTTGCTTATCTCTAAAGGCGTTTGCCTTCTTCAACAAAGGGTTAGTAGTGCTCGATGGCTTAGTTTTTGGTACAGGTGTTACTGATGTTGCGTTAGTCATTACATCATCGGAGGTTGCTTTGCTTATTGAAGCCGAGCATCCAACAACAGTAAGAACTGTTGCTAGCGATATTGTTGTGAACTTTTTCATTTGGCGACCTTGCCTTTCAGTTATCTTTAGTTCTGGGGTCGTTGCTGTTTGGGTTCTCCCGTATGCAAAGCAAAACTCTACATATATCTATTCTAAGGGGTAAAAGTGATGGTTAGGGACAAAAATGGCAAAAAAATCTAGGTTTTATTATTTAAATACCTAAAAGAGTGGCCGCAGTCTTCCTAAAACTGAACAATCCAGGGTGTTTTTCGTAATCTAGGTCTTTTTCGCAGATTCTAAAATTTGCTTCGATTTCTAGCAGTTCGCGCTTGTCTTGGGAGTTTAAATCGTATTTACTGTCGACATAAGCTTGGTACCTGTCCATAACAAAAGCTATGGCTTGCTTGTCAGATTTATCGGTGCTCTGATCCATAAAAGTCCATTCTGTAAGATCTGTAGTTCTATTCTATACCATAACCGAGCATCTAAGCGAGCGAAGCGAGCATAGAAGCAGCGTGAGCGAAGCGAACTATCAGGGAAAGACCGCGGATGCGGGCTTGACCAAAGCGTAGAGCGTAGCAAAGCGGAGCAGTAGGGCGTAGCGTAGAGCGTAGCGTGCTAGGAAAGGTAATTGTACGCGGCCGAGCGAAGCGAGGTTGCGTTTGTTTTATTTTGTTTTTATTAATTTTTTTCAAAAACCCGAGCAACCCTAACCTTTCGGCTAGGGCTGTCGGTGCTGACTAATCTCTAAACGCTTTCCAAGTCCAAGCAAAACTACCAAAGGCTAGGGTAACCAAAACTGCGGCAACGCTAATCCAAGTGGTGTGCTGTTCTAAGTCCTTTACGCTGTCGTAGAAATACCATTGAGCATAGTGTTCCTTAGCAAGAAACATTGAGATTACAGCGGATAAAACAAGGGAGATAGATAGGGCGAAACGGGTGAAGATAAGTGAATAGTTCATTTGAACTCTCCTACTAGTAGTTAGGTAGTGCTTTGGGTAGATACGCTACCCGAGACAAGTCTTTCATAGATACCGAGCAAGGTCAAACTGGTAACTGCGTAATCTTCTAATTGTTTTATTTTGTTTTTATTAATTTTTTCAACCGAGCAACCTAACCCTAACCTTTCGGCTAGGGCTAGGGCGGTGGTGTAGGTAAGACCTAACTATTTTCTAAGGCGATTTCGTTGAGAGTGTCTATGTTTTTCTTATAGACTTCAATTTGCTCGGTCAGCATTTCAGCTGGTAGCCACCTAAGAAGTGTTGCGGCTAGGTCGTAGTAGAACTCGGGGGTGCCACCTACAAACTCGCCTTGGGGTCCGTATCGGTAGTCCGTGTTTAGGTTCACTTCACCTAGTTTTTCTTGCTTGTCGCCTAAACAAGTAATAAAGAACTTGTTTCTCATCTCTACAAACTCGGCTTCTAATAGTCGTCTTGGACTAATAGGGCTACTTTTTTCTTGTGAATTGCTCACTTGGTTCTCCTTGTTGTCGGTGTTGCGTTGGGGGTTGCCTAACCCTACTTATTGCTAAGTAGGGCTAGGCGTTTCGGTGCTAGAAACTTATTTCAGTTTCTCCGTTATTTGTGTTGTAAGGGTATGTTGCTGTTTCGCAGGTAGGGCAATCGGCAGTTGTCTTTTTGGTTGGCTGTTCGCTTTGTAGTTCGTGGAATTCTCCGTGATACTTACAGGCATACCAAGTCTGCCACATAGGGTTAGTTTCTGGGTGTAGCATTTTATCATCTCCTAGTAGTTATGTTGCTTACACAACTATTCTTTCATAGATACCGAGCAAGAGCAAACTGAATGCTGGTAATCTTCTAATTGTTTATTTTTGTTTTTATTAATTTTTTGAAAACCTGAGCAACCTAACCCTGCCATCTCTGGCAGGGCTAGGCTTTGCTCGGTGATTACTTCGAGTTCTTGTATCTGTGTTCGGGCTTGCGTTGCCATTTGCTATCGCTTGATTGGGTTAGTAGATACTGAAACCATCTACCTACAAAAAAAGCGGCGATTGCGACTAGTAAAGTTAGTCCGTTCATTTTGGTTCTCCTTGTTATCGGTGTTGCGTTGGGGGTTGCCTAACCCTACCTATTGCTAGGTAGGGCTAGGCTCTTGGTGCTATCGCATAACGGGTCTAGGGTTAGGCAACTTGTTGAACTTTACTGCTCTATCTCCACAAGGGACACAGACAAAACATTCAGGGTCGTTAGGGGAACTCCATAAGACGCTAACGGCTGAACTCTCACAACCAATTTTGTCGCATAGGGCAACTTGGTTGCTTGGGAAACGCATATCTAACTCGGTAATGTATAAGGACATAGTAATCACCTACTTTCTACGGGCATACCCGTAGTCTAAGTTTGCCATAGTTGGCAAGCGTAGTCAAACAGGAACGCGAGTAATCTTCTAGTTGTTTTCTTTTGTTTTTATTAATTTTTCAGCTGCGAACAACCCTGCCTTTCGGCAGGGCTGTCGCTTAGATTACTGAACGGTACAGACACAGTTCGAGCCAAGTCCGTCACAACAAATACAGACTAACTGGTCAAGTTCGGCAATCTCACCTATGCCATCACAGACTGTGCAGTTGCTCATAGGCGTTGCCAATCTTCAATTTCCTCTTCGGTGGCTTTCCTAAAGGTGAAGATGCCTGTGCCTGTAGGCTCATCGTGGCTCCATCGCTGTGCAGTCATAGTCTTGTCGCCATCGTAGGTGATTTTGAGTGTCCAATCACCATCGAAGGTAAGCATCTTCAAGATACTCTTGAAGTCACCCTTGCTAAGTGCGTAGCCATCAACATTTCGCCAAGATACTCTGTTTGCACTTACAACAACATAATCGTGGTCGGCAATGTCATTAGCCTCTTGCCAAGGATGAATGATGTCATACTCGGTGTTGCTCTGGTCATCTTGCCAGCATCCGTCACAGGACTCAGATGGCACTGGATTACCCTTATCGTCTAGGACTTCACTGTCTGTTTCACTGTCATAGACAGTGCAACGGCAGTTGCTAGACAACTCATAAACAATGTCATTTGACATAATTTACTCCTAGTTTGTAGTTAGGTGGTGCTTTAGACAGATACGCTGTCTGCTTCAATTCTTTCACACTTCACCGCATAGTGCAAACGGGGAGCCAGGTAATCTTCTAGTTGTTTTATTTTGTTTTTATTAATTTTGTCTTCCACCGAGCGGATGCTGCAGCGTCTGAAGCGGCGAGGCTGAAAAGTGAGCGAAGCGAACGTTCAGCTATCGAGCCGCGAAGATCGCAGCAGCTGAGCGAGGTGTTTATTTTGTTTTTATTAATTTTGAAAGCACCCTGAACCCTGCCTTTCGGCAGGGCTAGGGACTTCTGTTTTAGTCGTTGTCGCCATACATCTCGCCAACACGGTTGCTACCTTGCGCTTGCGGAAGTTTTGTCCACCTAGTCCAAGTCTCAGGCAACTCTCCTAACTTCACTGCTGTTTCACCGTGTTCTAGACAAGTGAACATCTCAGGGTCAGTTAGCGAACTCCATAAGACGCTGTCGGCTGACTTGCCGCAAGACAAGACATCGCAACTGTGTCTGGACACCGCTTTTAGTTCTGTTGTAAATAACTCCATAGTAATCACCTCGTTTCTACGGGCGTACCCGTAGTCCTAGTCTTTCACAATTCACCGCATAGAGCAAACGGTGGCGTGAGTAATCTTCTAATTGTTTAATTTTGTTTTTATTAATTTTTTCAAAAAGCCAAGAACCCTGCCTTTCGGCAGGGCTCTCGGTGTTTGCTAGTTCCACTCTCCTAGAACTCTCATCAACTCGTTTGGAGTGGTCTTGAGTTCTCGGCACAAGGTCGCCATCATACCCGATGGGATTTGGCGCTCTTGGTGGAAATAACGGCTAAGGCTGGACTTCTGTAAACCTGTCGCAATAGCGAACTGGTTTAGGGACTTGTAGCCTAGTTTGGTGTATCTTGCGATAAACCAAGACCAAGCATCCATAGTTTGAGTTTTACTCACTTTGGCTCCTAGTTGGTAGGCGTAGAGTGAGCCATAATCAACGGCTAGCACTTGTTTTTCCTGCTCACTCTACTAAGGCTTATAACTCTACCTAAGACCTTCTTAGGACTTCACCTCTGGTTCAATTGTTTCATAGATACGGCACTTAGTCAAACTGGGAAACGGGTAATCTTCTAGTTGTTTAATTTTGTTTTTATTAATTTTTTGAAACCCCCAAACGCCAGAAAGCCCCATCATTTCTGATGAGGCTTTCGGCACTTGGACTATAGGGCTTTGATAGCCTCGCCAAGAGTTGCGAACTCTTGGAACTCACTCAACTCGGTGAGGGTCGTTTTGTCAGCGTATCGGATTGTGTAGCGTGAGGCACTTCGGTTGTAGTTGTCCTCGCTGGTGATAAACTTCCAACCCTGTCCGTGTTCGGTCAGCGTGTCCCAGTAGATTTCAGAGTTCCAGAACTCAAGGGTAGCAGTGCTAAACCATTGTGGATGGCTTGATGTGATGATTTCTTTAGGTGTCATTTTTTATCTTTCTTTGATTGGTTGTTTGCTGACCACAGGAGTTTGTGGGCAACATTGAATAGAACTCCACTCACATTACGGAGCGTTTTTGCGTATAGTTTTCTCATACTCTCAGACTACACTCACCGTATCTGATTGTCAAACTAGGTGTCGAGTAATCTTCTAGTTGTTTCATTTTGTTTTTATTAATTTTGAAAGCACCCTGAACCCTGCCTTTCGGCAGGGCTAGGGCGGGATTTAGTCGGTGATTTTCCAGATGGCTAGTCTAGCCTTTGGATTATCTTTTTCCATTTTCTTGAGTATAGCCTTTGCCATTAGCAAAGTTCTAAACAAGGCTGGTTTAGGGTTTTCATCTGAGCCTGTGACACAGATTTGGACTTTCCCTTTTTCACTCAGGGCGACTATTGAATACATTGCTATACCTCCTCATCAAACTCGGTGTGCCAAAGTTCGTCTGGGATAGACCAAACAGTTTCCAACTCCGTAAGTCTTGTCCGTAGTAGCGACAGGACTTTCTCTTTTGGCTTTGGTAGCCAAGTGTCATCAGCAAGGACATCTGCGATAACTGTCTTGTATGACTTGATTACTTCTTCTAGCATTTTTCTCCTAGTTGATTGATGGCACGAACCACCCTGTACAGGCAGGGTACAGGGCAGTTCGCTATTCAGTTATGTCTTAATTGTTTCATAGATACGGCACTTAGTCAAACTGGGAAACGGGTAATCTTCTAGTTGTTTAATTTTGTTTTTATTAATTTTTTAAACCAGCACCAAGAACCTAACCCTTTCGGGCTAGGCTCTCGGCACTATGGTTTAGAACTGCTTAGCCATTTCAGCCATAATTTCTATGGCTCTGGCGTAGTTGTCGTCAAGGGACAAAGTTTCTCCCCTTGCGTTTGTTCCACCTGTGAACACTGCGTCACCAACGATTGGGCTAGATGCTCCCAACATTTCGTAGAAACGGGTTGCCACCTTGTTTAGTGGTAGGGATTTGAGTAACCCTTCATCATCAACCCAGAAATCTAGGTGTGGCTGAATAGTTACGTGGGTAAACCAGCCACCTACGGCTGACTTGATAGCGTTTGAGATTTCCGTTTCTGGAACTTCAATTCGCTCGGTGGTGTTGTCCGTACGGACAACTAAAGCGTGAATAGTGTTCACGGCAGTTTCCTAACTGTTAGGGTTTGGGTGGTGCTTTGGGTAGATACGCTACCCGAGACAAGTCTTTCATACTTTCTCAAATAGGTCAAATGAGGAGCTCGGTAATCTTCTAGTTGTTTTCTTTTGTTTTTATTAATTTTTTGAAAGCCACCAACCCTGCTCACCTTTTCAGGTGGCAGGGCTGGCAGTGCTTACCAAGCAGCCATAGCAGGAACTACAACGCTAGTTCCAACAATTAGGGTAGAGAGAATAACCCAAGGTCCTAGTGGAATTGAGTATATTTGTTGTTTCATAATAACTCGGTAGGTAATCTCAATAAGAGCAAACCCTAGTGCTATTGGAATAATTAGTAAAGAAGCAACAGGGGAGTAAAGGCTAACTGCCAACATAACTCCAAGTAGCAACTTTATATCGCCCATTCCAATATAACCATAGTAGTTTAGGAACATTCCAAGAATGAACACTGCCAAAGGTATTCCAACTGCCAGCAGTAGATTTAGCCAACTTTGGTTAGCAATATTTACAACTAGAACGGATAGGAATGATGTAGCAACAAACGGCAGAACTATTTTGTTTGGTAAGCGGTGCTGTTCGTAGTCAATGACTACAAGGGGTAGCGTGATAACCGCAAGATACGCAAGCGGTAAGAGAGAAATAATATCTATAATAGACATTATGTTCCTTTCTGGTTGGTTTGGTGTAGAGAGTTCTCTACGCTAGTAGTCTTTCACATCTCGCCGCATAAGTCAAACGGGCGACCGGGTAATCTTCTAGTTGTTTTCTTTTGTTTTTATTAATTTTTTAAACCCCAGCCAGACCCTACCTTTCGGTAGGGCTGACTTTTTGGTTAGTTGTGGAGCAACTCAGCCAAGTTTTTTGGTGTCCAATGTAAATCTCTCTCAATTTTGAGACCCATTGGACCAACAACGCCTTCCAGCTCTGCTAGCGAGAAGTAGCCAAGTTCTTTCTCAAATCCGTCAACAAGACCGAAGAAAGTGTCTGTTCCGTCAAATTCTGCGGCATACCAAGTCCAGTTGGACCAAGGGCAGAAGAACTTGACTGTTGCCATAACCTCAGATAAGTTGCTATCTTCGGTTTCTCGCCATTTAGCGAGTTTTGCTTTTTCAGATTCAGGTAGTAGTTCCACCTTTATCATCTCCTAGTTGTAGGGTGTTGCCTGCGGACCATCCGCATAACAATTCTTTCACACTTAGCCGCATAACGCAAACTGGGTCGGCGGTGATCTTCTAATTGTTTAATTTTGTTTTTATTAATTTTTAAATGCGAGAAACCTAGCCTGCCCTTTCGGGCAGACTAGGCTTTGGGAACTACTTCTTCAACTCTCGGTTGGGTGCGTAGTTGCGACCTTCCCATTCGTCATCAAGAATTTCTTCTGTGATGTCAAACTGAATGCCACGCTGGCGAAGTTCTACTAGGAAGTCGTTGGCTTCAACATCTTCTTCCAAGTAAATAAAGTCGCCATTCTTGAAGCCAAACCCTGTTGCTGAACGCTGGGCAAACGGGAACTCTTTGAGATTGACTTCCAACCAGCCGTGTCCTGGGTCGCTAATGAACTTGAACATTTTCACTCTGTCCTCCTCTCGGTTGAACTAAGTGGCAGTTTAGCAAGTCTGCGTCTTGTTGTAGAGGGCTCTCTACACTACTAGTATTTCACACTTACGGCATTTAGTCAAACTGGCTCAGCGGTAATCTTCTAGTTGTTTTCTTTTGTTTTTATTAATTTTTATAAAAAGCAAAGAACCCCTGCCCTTTCGGGCAGAGGTCTTTTACTAACTTACGCTAACCCACTTGATGGCGGTTTGTAGCAAGTGGTCGTAATCACCGCTGGTGCTTTCTGCGTAGTATTCGTCAATCTCTTCTTTGCTAACTCCTGCCTCTTTTAGGGCAGCTGAAACTCTACCCATAATTGAGTAGGCGTTTCCGTCAAGTCCTACTAACTGGACTTTGATTTCTGGGTACTTGATTTCCATTTGTTTCTCCTAGTTGTTGATTTGTGAAAGTTAGAGGGGCAGACTATCCTACCCCTCTAACTCCGCCTTCTCGCTGTTGCCAGCCAAGCGACTTGTTGATACTTCATACCGCATAACGGGTTACGTATTCTCGTAGCCAACCAACTACGCCAACTAAGCAGGGTCTAGATACTTAGTCAGTCTTACTTCAATTGTTTCACACTCTACCGACTAAGGCAAGTTGGCTCGGCGGTAATCTTCTAGTTGTTTTTTTTTGTTTTTATTAATTTTTTGAACTACGCCACCAACCTACCCTTTCGGGTAGGCTGGCTAGGTCTAGTCCTTGTTTATCAACATCTCAACCTGATTGCTGGCTTTCATAATCGCAATTCTGGTATCTACAATGAGATTTCTAACTGCGATTTGGTTTTCAGTGTGTGTTGGAAGTGTGATAACTAACCCTAGTTCTTGGTTAGTCCATAGGTCGTTGATTAGGCTGAATGCCCTTTCTAGTTCCTTTTGAGCAATTGCTAGGCGTTCTTCTGGTGCTCTCATTCGGTTTCCTCTTCTCCGTTGATTACAAGTTCTAGTTCGTTTATTGCTTGCTCTGGTGTGATTACGCCAGCGTGGTATTGGTTGTAAATGAGTTTGATACGCTCTGCCTCTTGGTTTGTTAGTTCCATTTGTATCTCCTAGTTGATTGATGGATAGGTGAGAGGGTAGGTTAGCAGTGAAAGGTATGAACGGACCTTGTTCTTCCTACCCTCTCGGTTCTAGTTTGCCATAGTTTGCCGCATAGGTCAAATGAGGTCGGGAGTAATCTTCTAGTTGTTTTCTTTTGTTTTTATTAATTTTTTGAAACGCCGAACAACCTACCCTTTCGGGTAGGCTGTCGGTTAGGATTACCAACTGGCTTGGTAGGCAATAGAGCAATTGTGTTCTTCTTCTAACTTAATTGCTTTGTCAAGTATTTGTAAGGTACGTTTTAGGTCGTGCCAGTAATACTCGTCTATCTCGGTACTGCCGAAGAAGAACCCTGATTGAGTAGGTAGCAATTTCTCAATCTCGTCTCCTGCTGTTGGAAGGTCTTTGATGTCTAACAAGAACTCAATGATTACTTTTAGTTCCCGTAGTTTGCCATCTCTAACAGGAATTCTTTGGCACTCATCTACTCCGTCGGCACACTCTCTAACAAACCAAGCGTGTATCTGGTTGGCTTTACGCCAATAACCTATGGTTAGGTCTATGGTTGCGCCTGTGCTTTCACCAAACTCATCTGCTCCTGCTGGAAACAGGCTGGCTATGGTTTGGTAATTTGGTAGAACATCTTCGCTGTCTGTTCTAAAGTCCATTTTAGAGAAATACTTGCGAGCCTCTAAATACATGTCTAGTCCCATTTTTACTCCTAGTTGGGTTGGTGCTTGTGGATACTTTCCACAGGACAATTGTTTCACATTTGCTTTTAGAACGCAAACGTGGCGGCTGGTAATCTTCTTGTTGTTTTATTTTGTTTTTATTAATTTTTATAAACCCCCAGAACCCTACCTATTGCTAGGTAGGGCTTGGGTGTGATTTATTGGTCGTGGTCGCAGAAGACTCTGCCACATTCTGGACACATTTGATTGTCGCAGTCGTGGCACATCTCCCACTGAGCAAGAGCCTCTTTTGAAGTTTCCTCATCACACTCTGGACAATAGACACTCATTTATTCCTCGGTTTCTAAGACGAAATAGCGGTGAACAAAATCCCAGACATCAAGAGGTCGGGTTGCGTATTCCTGTAAGGCATCAGCAAGGTAAGACATCTCTACCGCACCAGTGCGAGAGATTTCGGTTTTCTCAATGCCAAGCACATCATCAAAGTAGCCGATTAGTGCCAAGAAAGGCATCAGAGGGTTTCCTGCGTTTCCTGCGTCATAGTTGTGCGACCAGTGAATTAAGCCAGCCGTATTTGTTGCGAACTCTGGGGCGTTTTCCAACAGTTCCCATTTGTCTTTTATTTCTCTCCAGTTTTCCACTTTTACCTCGTTTTTCTGCGGTCTATCCGCATAACCAGTTTTTCACATTTTGCTGCGTAAGTCAAACTTGTCGGCTGGTAATCTTCTTGTTGTTTTATTTTGTTTTTATTAATTTTTTAGAAATGCCGAGAACTTGCCCTTTCGGGCAAGTCTGGGTTTAGTTGCTACTCCAACTTTTTGCTATGGATAGTAGCGATTTTGCTAGTTCGGGGTCTGCTGAAACTAACCTGACTAGTTCCATAGTTGCTTTTGGTCTGTTCGGTGCTCTGCGTTCTTTGTATGGTCTTACAGGCTGGTCTAGTGGTGTGCCGTGCTTTTTTCTGCTGACCAATAAAGATTTTTTCTGTTGGCAAATTTTACAAATGCTAAACGCTTTGCCTTTGTAAGATACTTTGTAAATGTCTGCCACGCTTTTTATGTCGTGTCCATTTACACAAATACCTCTCTCTAATAATGTTTTTTTAGTCATTTTTCTCCTCGGTTAGTTGTGTAAGCCTTTTAGACACTTGCTTAGGTGTTGGAACTAGATGTCTCCGTAGTGGTCTCCGTCTGCGGCACAATCAGCGTGGAAACCCTGAACAATGTCATCTTCGTTGTCCTCGTCTCCGTCAAAGTTCTCTTTACAGATTGAGCAAGGTCGGTCAAGATACATTTCCCATTGAAGTTGGTATTCCTCTTGCCTATCTCGGATAGCCTCGTAATCAGGTGCCTCATTGTTGTCGTTGCGATAGTAGTCCTTGTCGCAAGAACAACAAGGTCTGTCCTCACACTGACAAACACTAGACACAGGCTCAACCTCTGCTGTGAAGTTTTCTAGAACTCTCGCCCATCTAGATTTCATTTCTGGACTAGCCTTTATTCCAGCGTAAGATAGTGCCCATTTTATTTGACTTATGTCGAATTCAGATAGCATTTTTACTCCTAGTTGTAAAAGTGGATACTTTCCACATCACCAGTCTTTCACAAGTTTATCGGTTAGTCAAATGGGCGGAGCTGTAATCTTCTTGTTGTTTTATTTTGTTTTTATTAATTTTTTTAAAAAGCCAAATGCCCCCAACCTTTCGGTCAGGGGCTTTGGTTTACTCGTCGTCGTGAGTGAAGTATTTGTTAGAACACTCAATACACATACCAAGTTCTTCTGCGTGTATGTCTGCGTCTACTGGGTCGCCACAATCATTACAAGGTAGCGTTGCCATTAGTCCTCTACCTCAACTTCGTAAGGTCTTGCGTGGCTTTCCCAATCGTGAGTGTCGTCATTTATCCACTCTTGAGCCTCGGCTTTTGTATCAAAAGTCGGTGCCCACATTACAGGCACATAGCCGTAGCCAGACCCGTAATCTATTTCTACTTTCCAAACTGAACTGCTCATAACTTTTCCTCGGTTTCTGTGGATACTTTCCACACTCTAATTCTTTCACAACTTACCCGTTTAGTCAAACTTGTTGGCTGGTAATCTTCTTGTTGTTTTATTTTGTTTTTATTAATTTTTTGAAAAAACCCAAACCCTCCACCATTTCTGGTAGAGGGCTCGGTTGGTAGCGGTTAGACTACTGCTGGCTCTTTTGGTTCAGCAAGGCTTTCCTCAAACTGCTTTTGTAGGCGTTCAGCTTCTCTGCCAAGAACTTTCTTGGACCAAGTGCCAAGTGCCTCGTTAGAAACATTGGTTCCGTAGCCGACCATACTTTTTACAAACTCAAAGTTGTAGGCAGATTTGTTTGACCAAGTGCCGTCCTCTAACTGCTTGTTTTCGTAGTGTAGAGGTCCGTTGAGGCTTTCCCACATTTTGATACGAGCATAGACATCACCTAAGTTTTTCTTAGATACTGACCCGATACCAATAGCCATAAGTGCGAAAGCGAAGTAAGCAATAGCGTTAGCGTCGGCCTCGTCCTCTAATCTAGCGTCAATGTTTGCCACGCTTTGTGCGTTCCAATTTAGCGACATTTTGTCTCCTCGGTTTTTGTAAGCCTTGTTGCTTACATCTTTATTCTTTCAGTTTTACTGCGAATAGTCAAATGGCCGTGCTGGTAATCTTTTCGTTGTTTAATTTTGTTTTTATTAATTTTTTAGAAATGCCGAAACCCCTCGCTTTTCAGCAAGGGGCTCGGTTGGAAGTTTACTCGTCTCGGGGCGAGCAGGTCAGACAAACTTCGGTGTCCTCAAACTCATCTCGGACATCTTCTGGGATAAATGCCTCGCAATGATTACAAAGGTAAAGTTCATCGTCAGTGAAGTAAGACGCGGTGAAGTAGTCTTTTGCTCCGTTTGGATAATCCTCTTTACACTCTCGGCACAGCCAGAAATACATAAGTTCTTTCATCTTGGCTGGGTCGTGAATGCCCTTTGGAATGTTCGGTGTTCTTGCCAGAATACCAATTGGGTCGCCATCGTAGTAGCCACCACAGCTGTCGCAACTAATGTCGTAATGTGCGTCTATCATAGGGTATCGATATCCTCAACTTGCCATTCGTCTAGAACACCGTTTAGCACTTTATCTAACTCACGCACAATGTCTTTGAGACCTTCTGCTTGAATAGTGATAGTGCCTGAAATACTCACTTCAAATGTTTCCATTTATTCCTCCTCGGATTTGAATAGGGAGTTTCCCTATAATCAGTTTGCCAGATTTTTACGCTTAGGTCAAACTGTGTAAACGGTAATCTTCTTGTTGTTTTATTTTGTTTTTATTAATTTTTTTGAAACGCCAGAAACCCTACCCAGAGAGAGAGGGCTCTGGATAGGGTGGTCTGGTGTTAGAGGTTAGTCCTCAACGGTGGTGTCATTGACTTCTAGGTCATAACTTTCAATGCTGAAACTTTCTGACCAATTGGTTTCAATGCTGACTTCAAAGGAAGAATATGAAAGGTCGTCCCAATCGTAGCCTCGTGGTGCTTTGACGGTCATAGTGCCAGAGATAGAGACGCTTACTTCTTTCTCTACTTCGGTGTCAATGCCCATAATCTCGGCAACTCGTTCTGCCTCAATGCTGTCCCACTCGTCATCAAGGTATTCCTCTAACTGTTCCACCTTGCTTTCTAGTTCGGTCAGCGTGGCAGTGGTGCGAGTTCGCCAGAAGTTAGCAGTTTCTAACTGCTTGGTTAGTGTTTCGTTTTCAGCAGTTAGTTCCTCAATGGACTTTGGCTGTGGTTCGGTTGGTTCGGTTGGTTCTGGTGTTTCGTTGATTTCAGACATTTTGTCTCCTCGGATATTGGTTGAGTGTGGGGGTAGATAGGAACAACTAGGAAGACCTGCCTACCCCTCACATCTCAATTCTTACATTTATTTAGAGGTAAGTCAAATCGGGGTGGGCGGTAATCTTCTAATTGTTTTATTTTGTTTTTATTAATTTTTTGAAACGCAGGTTTGTTGAGCAGTTTATACACTTGCTCAGGTGTCCGAGGTGGCTTTTAGTAAAGTGGGGTTTCGCAACCGAAACAGAAGTGCTCGGTTTCTTCTGTTAGTTGGTGGAATACATCTTCGCTGACATAAATACTTAGGGTGTCATTTGAATAGTTTTTTCCGTATTCAAAGTCGGTTATGCCTAAATCTTTTAGCCAAGCGAATACGCAATCTACGCACCCGACCCAAGCGTCGTCATTAGTTCCGACTTCCCACAGGTCTTTACTCATCTTCTTCGCTCCACTCTTTTTCCACTTCGTCAATTGCCTCTTGTAGTTTTTCGGCTGCGTCGTGGACAAAGTTGTAGAACTCTAAGATGTGGTCTAGTTCTTCTTGGATATCGTTAGCAATTCTGCTCCACGCCTCCGTTAGAACATCTGGGTCATCTGGCATCTTGTCCAGAAACTTAGCAGTATGCTTTTTGTCAAACCAAGTGATAATAAGAGCATCTTCACTTGGGTAGTAGTCGTAGTTCAGCATACGCAAGATGTCTTCTATTTTCATAGCACTACCTCCTTGCTTAGTGTTGCGTCTCCCATTATTTTTGCCTCTACTTCGGCAATAACATAGTTCATTTGGATTAGCAAAGACTTAGCGTCTGCTAGGGTTAGGTGCTGGGTTATGCTAGACAGAATATTACAATCTGCTAGGTGTGTGCTGATGTTCATAGAAATCATTGTGTTATCTGCCATATAATCTGACCCAACTCTTTCATAGACACTGATGTTTAGTGATGTTGCTTGTCTTTCTAACATTTTTACTCCTCGGTTATTTGTGGTAGTTCCACACTACAATTCTTATACGAACTTTACACGAAGTCAAATTGAGGAAATCGTAATCTTCTAATTGTTTCTTTTTGTTTTTATTAATTTTTTGAAACGGCAGAAAGCAGTAGCCATTTCTGACTACTGCCTTTTGTTATCCGTAGAGAACCTCACCGAAGAAAGCAAGTTGTAGCAATCCGTCTGACACGCAAGCGTCAGGGTCTTCCAAGTCCCACGCTGAACCACAATGTTCGTAGCCCTCGGTTAGAGCAATGCTGTAAGCCTTAGCCAAGTCTTCAATGGTTATGGTCTTGCTTACTTCATTACAGCCTACTTCGTCTGGGTCTTGGAAAGTTAGAACGAACTTGCCCTCGCCAATGATGTTCCAATCTGCTCCGTCAGGATATTCCAACCTTGTCCACCAAGGCATATATTCCCAACCTCCTCCGAGAGTTGCCTCCCAGAGTTCTTGCCTATCAACTGAAACATTGATGTTGATTTTGTCTTCCATTATTCCTCTTCTTCGCTTTCGCATAGAGCGCCACATTCGTAGCAGTGGTAAGCCCCAAACAAAGACCAATAGCCAGCGTGTTTTCCTGCGATTGCTAGGCTACCAACTTTGTAGGTTTTTTCATCCTCGTCATACCAGACAAGTTCTTTGGAGCAGTTGCCACAGATTTCCCAAGAGAAGATTTCGTGGCAACCATTCCAACCTTGATACTTGTCGTCGGTTTGAGCGCAGGTGTCGGAGCAGTAGTAGTTTCTATCTACTACCTGCCCGTCTTTGTCGTCAATGTCTATTAGATGTGCTGACATTATTTATCTTTCCAATACTCGTCAATGGCAATCATACTTTCTAGGTCGCTAATGCGCCCCTCTATCAAAGCCCAGATAGACATTGAGAACTTGTGCTCACAGGTTTCTAGGATTTCATAATCCTTTTGTAGTTGAGCGAGTTCTGCTTTGTGTTCTTCCAACATTTTTACTCCTCGTTATTTTTTGTGGTGTTTCCACATTACCAACTTTACACGAACTTTACACGAAGTCAAGTTGATTGTCGTGGTAATCTTCTTGTTGTTGTTTTTTGTTTTTATTAATTTTTACAGCAACAACAAAGCCCCCAATCCAAACTCTCGGTCTGGTTTATTGGGGGCTGTGTTGTTTAGAGATAACTATGCTGTGCGAATATAGTCATACTCGGTGGTTCGCAAGGTTTCTGCGTATGCGTCTGGAAACTTCTCTTTTAGCAAGTCTCGGTCAAACGAAGTGTTGGTGCTGGCGATAAGAGTGTAGGCTTTGATTTTGCCAAAGAACCCTTTTGTCTTACCTGCTGGTAGAGCAGAACGAAGAATTGCCTCGGCTTGTGCCTTGCGTTCCTTAGCGTCTTTCTCGTCAGCCTTAGCCTGAATAAAGTCAGCGTGGGCTTTCTTTACCTTGGCACTTGTGATGATAACTGCGTCATCTGGCAGTTCTGATGCGTTGTCGTTAGACATAGTGTTTCTCCTTGTAGGATTGTTGAGTTGCCCTACAAGACAAATCTATATCATATAGATAGATAAGTCAAGTTCGGAAAGAGGTAATCTTCTAATTGTTTATTTTTGTTTTTATTAATTTTTTGAAACTGACAAAGAGAGAGCCCCCACCGAGCAACCAATAACTCGGTGAGGGCTGGCAGAGTGGGAAACGAGGGAAAGGGAAACCACTCTGCGTTGGTGGTAAGTGGAAAGTGTCCTTACCTACCAAGTCTAAACTATTGCTGGTTCTTCGGTTGGAACGCTTACAGGTCTGATTACAGGCTTAGGCTCTACTAGCGTAGTTCTGGTGAAAGTAGATTGACCCCAGAATAAATCGTGTCCAAGTGTATTAGCCTCAATCTCAACAGAAGTGCCTGACCTTTCGCCATTATCCCAATCACGAACTCGTAGCGTTCCTGAAACGATAATCCTATCGCCTTTGCTGATTGAGGAAACAGCGTTTATCGCAAGAGTGCCGAAAGAGGTGATTGTGAACCAATTTGTATCAGCCTCAATCCACTCCATTTTCTTTGGGTCAAATTTTTTGCTGGCACTTGCTAAACGGAAACTTGTGATGTCTATTCCGTCTGCTGTTTTTAGGTAGCGTGGTGTTGTAGCCACTAAGCCTGTTGTTGTGTAGGTTTGTCCTGCGTTGGTCATTTTAGTCCTTTTCGTCTGATTTGATTGAGGTCTATCGCTTGTTGTAGCGTTAGCGTTTGTAGTTCGGTGTCGGTTAGGCTGTGTGCTAACAACATTGTTGCTGTTTTGAGAACATTGTAGTAAGTGTCTGTTGCTACTGCTCCGTTAGATGTAATTAGATACAACTTGTCGTTTTTGTCGTAGAGTGCGTATTTCGCCATTGGTTTCCTTTCGTGCTATGTCCAGACTACCCTACAAGTTCTAGTTCGTCAAATTCAAAGTCGCTGACATCAAGGGGTTCGTGAAATCTTATTCTAATTGTTGTTTTTTCTATTAATTTACTAACAGAGATGCCGAGCCCTACCGAGATACACTCCAAGATTTCAGAGGAGGCTTCTTTACGACCTCGTTCTATCTCTGACAAGTAGCCGAGAGCCATACAGCCTTTTTCAGCAACCTCTCGCATACTAACTCCGAGTTCTTGCCTGGTCTCTCTAATAACTTCGCCTAGTGCTGTTCTGAACTTCATTTTTACTCGTTTCCGTAGATTAGGTCGGGCTCTTGCCCTGCTGGTTTGATTATTGGTGCTTTCCAAGTTCTACTTGCCTCTGTTAGAACTTCGTAGAGCGCTCCGTCTAGGTCTCTTTCGCCTTCAACTGCCTCGTCGTCAGCCCAACGCCACTCTTGCGCCTCGCTATCCCAGATGTCCCCGTCCCCTACATCATAGGTTTCTACACGCCAACTGCTACTATCCTCGTCAAATACGAGGACATAGTGAAATTGTCTGCCCATTATTTAGCACTCCCATACACGACATCTTGCTCTGGCTCGGTTGCCTTAGGCGTAGGTTTTGAGTAATCCACTCCGTCGCAGGTATAGTCGCCTGTATCGGCATTGAGATAGACAGTTGGGCTATCTACCCAGCCCTCGTCAAATGTTTCGGCTCTATCTGCCCACATACCAAATGAACCTGAACCTGTGCCACCATAGCCACCGAGCACTACCGAGAACTCGTGGAATATTTCGGCAACGATATAGTTGTCGCCAATCCTGCCTGTTTTTTCTATGACATTGTGGACAGCCTGTAAGTTGTCGCCACCTGACCAATGCCCATACATCACTAGTAGATTTGTGTCTGTGTTGTTAGTAATAACAATAAGAGACCTGTCGCCCATTTTGATTTCCTTTCGTTAGGGTTAGTTAGAGTTTAGTCTGATTTGGTTGGTGGGTCAAGTAGGTCTCGTTCTTCACCACAGCCAGCACACTTTTTTTCGTAAGGCTCGCCTTGTACTTTGTAGTCATACTCGTAGCACTCATCACAACGCAGGTGTCCTAGTTCTGAGCTGGTAGCGTCAGCAAACGCCTCCCATATCTGCTCTAAGGCGTGGTTATCGCAAATCCTTTCAAACTCGGAAATGAGGTTATCCCACTCCCCTTTTCCTATGCTTTTATCTGGCTCGGGGCTGTTATAGACCTCAACATCTTCTTTGGTGTAGCAGTAAATCCAAATCTTTTGGTCAGGGTCAGCCTCGGCAATCTTGGCTATCACTTCTGCCCACTCTTTCGCAGTTCTAATCATTTAGTAAATCCTCCTCCTCGCCACAATAACGACAAATAGTTTCTTGCTCATCTTCGTTAGTGTAGCACTCGTAGTCGTAAAGAGAGCAATGGTCGCAATAGACATTTTTCTTGTTGCCCTCACTCATTACATCTGAAAGGTGGTCAGCAATATAGTCCCAATCGCCACCAAAGGTGTCAATGAAATATTCCCAATCTGTATCGTTTATTTCACAATCCTCAACGAAATAGTCTGCGAGTTCGTCTTTGGTTGCCCAATGAGCCCAGACCCGACTTGTAGGGTCTAGTTTTTGTAAGACCTCAATGAAATCTTTGACCAACATCTAATACACCACATCTGGTTCAGGCTGGTCATTTTCCCGAGGGCAATCGTCATAGAACTCGTCAGGGTCGCCATTTACACAGCCCCAGCACTCTTTATCCTGTGCCTCGTAGTCAGCGTGGCTGTCTGGAATATCCCACTCTTTCGTGATTACCAACTCACCACCAGAGCCAGAGAGTTCAGCACCGAACCCTTGTTCTTCTTCCCAATGGATATCAAAGTTTAGGTCGGGGAACTGCTCTACCATAGCCTCAAATACAGGAGTGGCTGGCGACCACGCTGTCTCAAATGAGTAGCAGAGGTTAGTCTCTTCGTCTGTGAATATTGAGGAATTACAACTATCCCATTTTGTATCCCAATTTTCGTTGTTCCAATTATACCAATTGACAGGAGTGTCGCCTTTTTTCTCGCCACCTACCCAGCCACTCGTTCCGAAGTATTCGCCACTCTCTACTGCCTCTTGTGGTGGTGCTATGAAGTTCCAGAAAGAGAATACATCTTCACTAGAATACTGAACCTTACCCTCTGCCTCGTCAAAACTTTCTGGGTGAGGCTTGCCAGCCTGTTCTTTGAATTGTGCGATTTGCTCTTTTGAGCCAGAGATATTTACCGAAGTATAAACCCAATTTGGCATTTGATTTCCTTTCGTAGCCTATGTATCAAGTTTAGTGATTTGTGGGTTGGTGTCAAGTAGCCCGAGGCAAGAACAAGAAAGGTGAAATCTCGTCTCGGGCTACTTAGGTTGTTAGGCGTTTCGCCTACCAATTGTGCCAATGATGTCAGCACAAGTTTTTCCAATCAGCAACGCTGATTGTTCTGGCGTAGAGCCAGCCAACGATACAGCCTTGCCAGAAGTGCCAGCAAGGTAAGTATCTGGCGTGTGAGTGTTCTTATCAAAGGTCAGCCAGAGAACAGCCACGCCTTTTTTGTCGCACTCTTTCAGCCACTCTTTCGCCTTAGCAGGTTGAGTTCCTGCGTAATGTCCGTCAGATACAACTACGAGCAATCTCGCACCTCTGCTGTCCAGCAGGTTCAAATGTCCGTCAAGAGCCATAAATGCCTCATTGAACTTTTCAGTTCCGTCTGGTGCTGAATAAACCTTGACATCATCTAATCTCTGACCAACTCGTAGGGTCGGGAACACTCCCTCACCATAATAGACCATAGCAGTTCTAGCCTGAACTCTGCGACCTGCCTCTGCCAGAACCCACGCTGTCGTAGCCATAGGGTTCATAGCGTCTGACATAGAGCCAGAGATATCCACCATTACCCCGATAGAGAGTGTAGGCTCGTCAGTTTGTTTGCGAGTTTTGTGTTCCCACATCTCAACAGGCACTCTAACGCCAACTGCCTCATACGCCTTTTTCTGAACCATTGACCGAGTTCTTAGACGACCTTGTGGTAGAACCGAAGTTGTGAGTGAAACATCTCTCTCACGATACTTAGCCTTTTCTAACATCTGACCAACCTTGACCGAGGCAACTCTTTCAGGCGAAGTAGGCTTGCGAGTTTCTACCAACTTAGAGCCAGACTTGCCATAGGCGATTTCACCAGAGTTCTTGGCGAACACTTTGCTCTCTGCCTCTTTACTGCTCTCTCGTCTCTTGCTCTCGCCTTGGCGTTCTTTGACTTCTTCTTTACGCTGTTCCTCTAACTCTTGGTCGCCCAAGTTGATTGAGGCTGTCCAAGCACTCTCGCCAGCAGAAGTTTCCAGAGCCTCTTTGATTTCCTCTAACAACTCACTAGGGATAGGGTAAGAGCAACCACCCTCGCCACTTTCACTCTCGCCATTTTCTTTTGCCTTTTCAGACACTAGGCGTTCCCACTCAATCGCCAATGGATAGAGGTTGTCAGCGTTGTCGTGTTTGTTGTGGTATTGAGCCTTACGCCATAGGTCTCTAAGTTGGTCGTAGAGTTCCTGCCCTAGACCAGCAATAACAATGTCTAGGATAGGTCTGACATCTGGAAACGCCAGAACGCCACAATCCACTCTCGCACCAACCAGCCCTGCGATTTTCGCCAAAGCCCTAGTGCCAGACATCTTTGCCAATGCCTCGTCAGTAAGGTCGCCAATGACGATTTCCATAGCCGAGGCTCGTAGGAAGTCAGCGTTCTCTGGAAAGTAAATAAGCCCTAAGCCCTCAATGCGACTTTCCTCTAACAAGTGAAGTGCCTCGTTCTCTTTTGGTTTGAGGTCTTTACTTGACTTGACTAAATCCCAACGAGTAAATCTAGCGTGTAGAGCCTCGTGGAGTATCGCACCTGTCGCCTTTGGAAACTCATACATCATTGACCTATCATTTAGGTCGCCAACGATTTCAGGGTCAGCAATGCCGAAAGCGTCTTTGGCATTGACCTCAATCTCGGCAGTAGCAGGGTCAAATAGAGCAGATACAGGGGCAGACATATCAGCACCCACATAAACAACTAGGTCGTTTCTCTCTGCCCACTTATTTACAAGTCTGCCAATTTCAGAGCCGACTTTGAGCCACTCTTTCGGGGTCTCTTTTACTCCCGAGGTGTTTTTTCCGAAGTGTGTCATTTTCTACCTTTCTTGTAGTTAGGACAATTATCGTGGATTGGTGTCTTGGTGTCAAATCGGGGAAGTAGGAAATCCACATAACCTACTCCCCCGAGCCAAATCTAGATGAAAGGAAATCTAGATTTTGGCAGGTCGGCACTCCTCGCCAAATACCCGAGTTAGAACCTCAACAACAACAGGTCTATCGTTTTCAGGTGAGCAAGCAATCAAGTTCTCAATGGCGAACTTAGTGCCGAAGATGTCATTAGCCTTTTGGAACGCTAGGAGTTCTCGCATTTGAGGCGACCAAGAAACTTCACCAGAGGCTCGTTTCTTTGCTAGGTTCTGCGAGGCAGTAATGATTAGTGGAGTGATACCCATTTTGGTCTTAGCCATACCAAAGTCAGTAGTCATTTCCACTTGGATAGTGAAACGAGATAGCAGAGCCTCTGATAGACGAACTCCAACAGCGTTAGGGTTGGTCGCACCAACGACATAGAAACCCTCTGCCGACTTGACAGGCTCTCTCTCTGGATTTTGAGTAATGATAAGTTCATCACGCCCATCCATTACGCCATACAGGGCTGATAGAACCTTAGGGTCAATCAGACCAACCTCGTCAATAAGCAGGACTTTACCCTCTGCCATAGCCTTTACCAAAGGTCCGTCAATCCACTCAAAGTTGCCACTCGGGGTCTGAACATAACCACCAATGAAGTCAGAGAGTTCAGTATCACCAGAGCCGAGCAAGGTGTAAAGTTCGTCAGGGAAACTAGCCTCAACGAGAGCAGTTTTGCCACAACCAGCCTCACCATAAAGCAAGACATACTGCTTGTTGGCACGACAGGTTCGCATAACCTCAACATCATCATTGTCAGTTGAACCCCACTTGCGAGTGAAGTAAGCCGAGCCATTTGGTCGTAGGTAAGAACCAGAGCCGACCAAAGCGTCTTTCTCAACAATGCTAGGTGCTGTGCTACCCTCGCCAACAGAGGCTCTGGTAGTTAGTTTGCTGGCAGGTGTGGAGTGAGTATCTAGGTAGGCGTGATTTGCTAGGTCAGGATGTAAGTGCTGACCAGCAGTAGCCATTAGCAGTTCGCCCAAGCCCGAGTAGAGCCTGTCTGCTAGTTCTACTGCCTGTAAAGGTGTAGTGATTTCTGTGATTGTAGTCATTGTGGATTTTCCTATTCTGCTGGTTGGTCAAGGATTTCCTCTGGAAATCCAAGTTCTTTTCTTGCTCTAAGTATTCTACGCACAAGAGCCGAGGGAGTTTGCTGATTTTTGGTATCGTCTAAATCCTCTTGTGAGAACTCTAACACGATAGGGGCTTTGAATAAAGTCCATTCGTTAGCGTGAAGTTGGTCTAGCACCTTAGCCAAGTCATTTAGCATTTCTGCTGAAACTTCTTTTGCCACTTCTAGTGTTGGCGACATTGCTAGTGCCTTAGTTTCCATAGCGTTTGTCTTACGAACAGCCATATCGCCATTGCTATATACACGCCAAGGTTTCTTAGGCGACCAAGCCGAGATTTGCCTACGCCAAGATGAACTTGGAACGAACTCGCCCTCTGCTGTAAAGCCCTCTGGCGTGATGATGATTTGAGCAGTATTTACTAATTTGCGAAACTCCATATAAAGAGCCTTGCCAACTATCGTTGATTGTTTTGTCATTTTGGATTTTTCCTTTCAGTTATGACAACAACTATTCTTCGGGATTTATTCCCACTTGTCAAATTAAGTTTTCACGAAATCCGAAAGTTTTTTCTTTTTTAGTTGCTTTTGAACTTTACACGAAAGGGAGTTTGTTAGCAAATCGGCAGCATCAGGGAACTTCTAACGAGTTTTTCGTTGGAAGTTGTTTATACCTATTAATTTACTCTTGCTAGTCCGAGAGACTTTTCGTTGGGTGGACCACTGCCCAATAACACTCGTAGCAGATGAGCCAGTCCTCGTCAGAGGAGTTCAGAACAATGGCGAAAGGGTAGAAGTGCTCCTCGTAGTGCCCGACGACCTCTTGACAGGCCCTGCACTCGAACTCGTCGTCTGGGCTCTCCAGGAGGTCGAGGTTCACTGCTAGGTCGATGTCAGATGGGCGTAGCACCAGATGCATTTCAATATGTTCCATACGAATATCATAAAGCACAGCGGTTGAGGTGATTTGGGCCCTATAGACAGGCCTGAGGCTAGCGGTTGACCTCGCCGACGTCCCTAGCAGGCCGACGTTAAAAGTTTGCCTGGATGGGCTCAGCTCGCGAGCTTCGAACGAGCCTCCGTTAAAAGTTTGGAGGATGCCGCCTCGCCTTCAGGCGCATCAGGCGAGAGTCCGTTAAAAGTTTGAGAGGTATCCGGATGAGCGGGCCTGACTTCAAACCAAGCCCCGTTAAAAGTTTGCCTGGCTTCCGGATCTGCAGCTGGCCAACTTCGCACGGACGTGTCCGTTCAAAGTTTGCCTGGATGGCAGGCCGTTTTGAATTTATTCCCGAATTTGTAAAAAAGTTTTTAAAGTCTGAAGAGGCCGGTTCTCGTTGCTAGCTCGTTCAAACTTTTAGCGTCAGGGATGCCGTTTGCTTCCACTGGGGTGTAACCAATCCTCCGTTGAAAGTTTGCGAAGGCTGCCTGGGATCTGGAGTCCCACTCGCCTCGAGGCACGCCCGTTAAATCATTTACTGTAGACAAAGCAAACTGGACGGTCGCAACGTCTGGGTGCTTTATGCCTGGCCGCCAGATAAAACTTTTAACGAGCGGTTTCATTATATCTTTTTCTAGATCCGGAGCTGCAGCTTCAGCTGAGTCGGTTATAGCTCGTGCAAAGTTGGGACGGGCGAAGGCGATGACCTCGTACTTGTAACGTGTACGTTTGAACACACCGTTGGGTATTTTATCCCCTCTAGGCAGGCCGCTGTCGGTTTGTGCCTCCACGCATTGGAACATGCCGAACTTCTCCCAGTTCGAGACGTCGGTTACTATTCCTACACGCGGGCCGACGTCCGTTGGAATCTCGAAGTACGCAATGTCGCCTGGAAGCGGACGGTTGTGTATCCGGTAGCTTTTAACGAACGTTCCTAACGAGCTGGCCGTTGAAATGTGTGATGGGATTTCTCGCCCCAGGCCCGCCTTCACTGCGCAATAATCAACGAAGACTCCGTTCCAAGTTGTACCGGATCTTCCGATCGCTTGCGTGAACGGAACGGCTTCCAGGTTGGCAACGGTCAGGCCGACAAAACTTTCAGCGGTTGATATAAATAAATCCCTAGCAGCATCGCCGCTTCTAACTTTAAACAGCTTCATTCGTTAAAAGTTCTTCTAGGATCTTAACCAGTCCCCAGGCTTCGTTTGCACGAGCCGTCATCCGGATATGGTCTACTCTCGTCGACGCCTGTTCAATGTCGGCTTCCAGCTGCTGAGCTAGCTCCATGGCCTTCGTTAAAAGCTCGTTCATTCTTTTTCCCCCTCAACAACCTCGGCGTCTATTATATCTTTATCTGCCTGGACAGTGATGCCGGCTTCGGCTAGCTTCGCCGCTGCATCGTTTGCGTTGATGGCAAGTCTGTTCAATCTTTCAGCGATGACGGAAGCTGCAGGCCGGACGTCGATATTGACGTTCGTGTCAAGTTCGACACCGCCGCGGATCCCGGCCCTGTCCAAAATCTCCGTTGCAGCTTTAAGCTTCACGGGCTCGGACTCTGCGTTGGTCATCATGTCTTCGAGGACGTCGACGGCGTAAGGAGCTGCCTGGGTCAACTTCGCACGAGCTCGTTCAATGTCGTCGCCTGGACGATGCTTGATGCTTCTCAGGTGAATACGACATAGGCCGTCATCTTGTAGACGTCCAGAAGTCCAAAGTTGGCATCGGATTCCGTCATCCTTAACTGCTTGACATCTGTGAGGTAATGTGGCAGGCTTCCGCTTCGAACTTTTAACGGGTTCCGTTTGTTCTTTAATCCAGGCGCGGGTAGCTCCAACAACCCAAGGTGGAACGAGGTAGTCAGCGGCTTCCTCAGCGATGAGGTCATAGCCAGTTATATAATCAGAGTTCTTGTTTGTCGGTTCAACTAGCAGGGGCTTCTTTTCCGCAAGAGACATGATTCTCTTCTCGGTTGCCATCTCTTGGCTAATTGCTTGAATGAGTCCTGTTGGCACGCCGTTGACTGCGTAAACGGGAATCCAGTTTAAACGAGCTCGACGTAAGATGGCACGGTTTTCATATGAGTCCTCACACACGCCGCGGTCGGTTTCCTCGATGCCCAATTCTGAGAGGTCAGGCCGGATGTTGAGAGGGGCGTTGATTTCTATAATAGCTTTCTCTTCTTCAGGCCTGCTGAAGATGTCATCAACTTCGTTAGAAGTTGAGGAGCTATCCGGATCTTTCTGGTCTATCACTTTTAATCAACGTCCGTTCAATGTTTAGGAGAGGCGGATCGGTAAAACCGGGGAGAGACTGTTTACCGACCCGTCTCCAACGTTTGCTTTTTTATAGCAGTTTGAGATGTCTCGCCCAACGAACTTCGTTTCAAGGGAAGTTCGATAGTTACATTTTGCCATGAGTTTGAAAAAGTTTTTTTGGGAATTGAGAGACACAGCAGCATTTTTCTATTTACAAACAAAAGAAAAACCCTGTAAAATCAAGGGTTTTGATTTTTACAGGGTCTTCTAAAAAAATGCTTTAGGATTTGGCGAATTTGCCACCACTACGATTCTGTAGTTTTGCCTTTTTACTTAGCAATGGTTTCCTTGAATCATTTCGTTCTTGCATCAAACTAATCTGGGCAATGACTTCATCTCGGTCCACTAGATAGTGATACTTGTTTCCGAGGACGTAATATCTTTTCAGATATCCCATCCGAACATAATATCCAATGGAGCCTTTTGATGTCCAAATCAGTTGGGCTGCTTCTTCTCTTGTAATCAAGTTGGGTGGGGCATCTGCTTTCATACCTTCCATCCCTTCGGAAGCCTTTTTGATTTCATCCAAATCAACCAAGTACCGCCAAGTGCTGTCCAAGACGTAGTGCTTTTTTACACGTCCTTTTCTTATCCAGTAGGCAATCATACCTAAAGTAACATAAGAGGCTTTCGCAGCTTCTTTGGGGGTGACTAGGTTCATTTACTTCTTCTTTGGTACTGGCTTTTTAGCAGTTGGGGTCTTTGTTGTTTTGTTCACGGTTACGGTTACATTCTTAACTGGGACCTTTTTTGCAGCAGGCTTTTGAGCAGGCTTTTGAGCAGCTTTCTTTGCTAGGGCGATATCGTGCTCTAGTCTCTTCTGTCTCAGAATCCTGTCTAGTTCGATGTAAGAATCGTCAATTGCTTTCTGCTTCTTCTTCTTGCTGGTGAATAGGTTCTTGAATAACTTCTTCATTTGTATTTGTCTCTACTTTCTCTTGCTCTTGGCAAGTTTTACAGTTGCAGTACCACACTTTGTCGTACCACGTTATTTTTGGTCTGCACATATCGTGATTATTCGTATGGCAGTATCCGCAAATTCTATCTAGTTCGTCCATCAGGAAGGTCTCAATTCGTAGATAATCTCTTTGTGATGTTTCACTCTAACTGTTGGGTCCAGCATAACACGGAAACCATTGTTTCGGGCATTCATACACCACGAGTAGTCCTCACCAATATTGCACTCGAAATCTAAGCCATCCCATTGAACGCCTCTAATCCGAAACCAAGGTCTGTCCATATTCTCAAAGACACCAGACTTCATGGCGATAAATCCAAAGCCAATCCCAAAGACTTCGACAGGTTCATCTTGCATGAAGAAATCAGATTCTTTGACTAGGGTGGGTCTACCCTTGCTGTCAAAGTTTGCACAGGCAACCTGACCATTCGGGTTCGTCTGGTAGAGACCACCCAAGATATCTAAATCAGACTCTAGGACTTTTTGGAACATCTCGACATCCCAAGAGATATCAGAATCAATCCAGAAGATTTTGCCATAGGTATATTTACCCGCACCAACTTCTCTGGTATCCCAATCATTTTCGTATTGGTCTAAAGCGGTTAGCTCTCTGCCACTTGGGATGAATGAACTTTGCTTAGTTAGGAACTTATAGGTTTTCCCATTGGACTCCAACCACCGGATAGTGTCAACTAAACTTTCCACATACTGAGGGTGGAAGTTTGGAGCAGGGGTCGCAATCAAAACATCATAATGCGGTTTAGTCATTTAAGAGACTTTCGTAAGTGATGATTTTTTCTCCACCACAGTTGGTGCATTGTGTTCTGCTTGAATCTTTTGTACAAGCATTGCACCACACTCCATCAGGGTAGTCTAGGTCGATATCACCAAAGGCATAGACAAACTTGTTTCGGAAAGTTTCGTTTAGTTGATTCTCGATGGACTTGATGTTTTTCATATTCCAAGTGCCAGATAAATCTTCATCGAATAGAACGACTGTGTATTTAGTCATAGGCCTTCCCTCTGGGGAATACTCTTTGAGGTTGTCTTCACCCATGACCCACTCAACATAGAAGTTTGAGGTTGGGTAGTTTTCGGCAATGACTTCGTACATGATTTCAGTTGCATCACTCAACAGGTCTCTGTCCATACTGGCATTCCACAGGGTGGTTTCTTTTCCGTCTATTTCCGTAATCGTCTTTTTGTATGCATTTGACTCTAAGCCAAATACAAGTGTTGCTTTAATCATCTAGGTTTTCGACCCATCCTTCTCCATCGCAAGGATTACATAAAAAGAAATCCTTTGCATCATCGCAGTCGCAATCATATCTAAACGCACAGTCGTGGTTTGGGTCGTAGCTCATGTTCTCTACTTGTCCTGCACCTTCGCAGACTTCACACTCTACCCACTGCTCTTCGTTTTCCAAGGTCCTACTCCTCCTTTGAGTCTGAATCACTACCAGCCATCCATTGTTGGATAATCCTATTTATCTTTTTAACTGGCAATGAGGATATCCTATCCCAATCGGTTGGGTCTACTAGGCATATTTGAAGAAAATCGAACATGTGTGTCATGCGCTGTTCCCCCGGAGAGGTCATAAACTTCTTCATCTGTTGCATTGGCATTTCGTCTAGTGAGATTAATCCAATTGGACCGAACTCTGTCTCGACATAGACTTTATCGACTTCTTGAAAAGCCTTGTCAATCATTTCTTTTTGTTTCTTTGTTAGCTCTTTTCGCTTAGCCATTTTAATACTCCTCCGTTGGGTCAAATAAATCTTCTGGGTCTTGGTCCCAGCATATACCCTCACCTTGACAACTGTCAACATTCAGGTAGCACTCTCCACAAATCTGTCCTTCACCTACGCAGGTTTGGCAATCTATGGTGTAGTCCTTTAGGTGTGGGTCCCATTCAGAACCCTCCCCATGACATCCTGGGCATGTTATTAATCTTTCGTATTTGCCTTTACTCAAAGTCCTCTACACTTCCTACACAACAAAGCGTCGTACCCTGTTGCCTTAAACTCGACAGACCTAGATGATGTAACTGGTACTGGACTTAGTTGGGAATGCTCCCCACAGAAATCACAAACCATCTCGACTAGCCACTCTACATCAGATCCAGATTCTATTGAAGCTAGGATACCACGAGCAAGAGCATGTTCAGGTCCGGGACCTTCTGTCTTTCTCAGGAACTTTCTGGCATCTCCAGCCAACAAAACTGCTCTGTGACTTTCAAACCTACAAGGGCATTCCATCTTCGATGGCTTACATAATGTTTTTCCGTGTTCGGTCCAATGTCTAGCCATTGGATGTCCACATGCGCAGATTCTCTTATCTCGGTCGCTTCGACCTTGACTTGCAATCTTTTCTTCAGCTGCTTTTGAATCTTCAATTCCGAAGTCCAAAAACTCGTAAGGGTTAGTTATATTTTCCATATCCACACTCTAGCACACTTTTTCGTATTTCAACTAATATTTATGAATGTCAACTTTTGGATGAATGTCGACTTAATTTTCGGGACCCCTATACACACGCGCACACGCGTATAGGAAAATAAGTTGACATTCATATATAAGTTGACATAGGTTGTACATACTATCTCGTTTTGGGTAAATATTTTTCCTATTTCTGTATAGTATCTCCAAATTACCATTTTCCGGATACTATCTCGTTTTGGGTGTTTATTTTTCCTATTTTGTGCTAGTATTGCACTAACAGTTATAAAAGGAGTTTTACGTGTCTTTAGAGTTTTTGTCCATTTTTCTGATAATTCTGTCCTTAGCGACGTCCCCGATACTAACAAAAGCGTTCCAAGCGGGAGCATGTCCATCATTTATTTACATCCATCTACCTCTCTACGGAATCGCTTGGTGCTATGACCACACCTTCTTTTTAGGTGGATTAGTTTTTGCAATTGGTATTCTTGTGTTCACTCTTGGAGCCACAATCTACGTCCGGCTCAACGATCTGTGGTAAAATAGATGTAGAACCGAACATCTAGCCAAAGGATTTCTACCGTGTCACGCCCTCGTAAGGGTGTGGGAGAGCACCGTAACACTAAGTCTAAAAAGACCATTAAAAAAGGACCGCTGTTAGGTACAACGGCCCTTTTTGTTTTTCTGCCTATCTGTATGGCTGAAGCAGCTACTTCTTCTTTTGAGAAGTCGTCTCTTGCTTTGTCTTCCGCAACGTACGGACATTCAACACCATCCCTAAAACAGTCAACGCTACTAAACCAGCCAAAAAGCCTACCCAGAAGCTATCGAGATTTATTACGACCTGCATCTTTACTTCCTTCCATAGAAGATTTGAACACCCTAAAGTCTACACTATCAAACTTCGAAAATCAACTCAAAACACTCCTCATTTCCGACGCTAAAGACCCTCTAAACACCCCCTCTGCCTCTAAAGCCATTACTGACGTCGAAAACAGCATCCTAGACCTCAAAAAGAGGATAACTACTGCCGAAAATGCCCTCACAGCATTAAAAAACGCTCAATTCTCTCTCCAAACTGCTCTAAACAGCCTCCAGACTGCCGAAACCTCACTTCTAACTGCCCAAACAGCAGAGCAGAACGCCAAAGACACCCTAGACCAAGCCACAGCAGACAAAGTAGCCAAGGAACAAGCAAAGGCGTCATCTGACGCGTCACTTTCCCAGGCAAAAACAACCTACAACGAATCTGTAACCAAAAAGGAACTCTCTGACGCATCTCTGACGCACCAGCAAGAAGTCACAGCCCAGGCACTCCTAACTTTAAATGAACGTCAAGCAGAAGCCAGCACAGCAGCACAATCTTTAGCAGAAGCAGAGCAAACCTTACAGCAGGCACAGCAGGACTACGACACCAATCTGATACCAGACCCAAACTGGACACCACCTACTTATCAGAAGGAGCATATTCGCACAGTTCTAAATACTAGACAAGTAGAAGTTCGCACACTTGTCCCAACCACAACTACCTCTTTCCAAGAGCAGGTAATCCCAAACCTACTGCCTAACCCAACACTAACCACCACAGATGGTTGGAGCGGAGTTTACTGGGGGTGGCAAGGCTCACAGCCCGGTATGTACGATGGAGAGATTACCTTCTCTTATATGGACCAAACAGTCAGCCAAGGTCTTTATTCTGGACCTTTCAACAACGCAACTCTTACTTTATCTGCGGACTGGTTCAGCGACTGGACTGCGGACAGTTACTCAATGACTGTCACAGCAGAGGACATCAACCGAAACCCAGTTGGAACCGCTACATACACCAACACAAGAACAGCACATGACTGGACAAATAGAAGTGTAACCCTCACAGTCACAGGACCTGTTTCTTACATAACTGTTTCATTCTCTGGAATAGACCACGGTTTTTGGTATGGAATGTATGGACCTCGTGTGAAAAATCCAGTACTACAAGTTACTCACGGAGAGTATGTAACTGAAACAACCTATGAAGAAGTTATCACTTACGAGGAAGAAACTTATTATACCTACGAGACCTACTACACGACTGAACCCCTACTAACCGAGGGCACCATCGACGTCCAAATCAACGAAGGCGGACAGGCAACTTATACAGCCCCAGAAGGTGCAGTATTTGTTTCCAGCAAACTACGCTACGAGGCTAAAGGCCGCCCAGAGTGTGGCGTTGACATCCAACCAAACCTACAAGGCAACCAGATAACCATCTCTGCCAATAACTCAGTCTGGGGCGACCCTTGCGGCGGTTGGTACAAGCACATCACTGGAACCATCTCTTACTTAGGTCAACCAACAGCCCCACTCATCAAAGACCCTGCTCTGCTTCCAGCTCTTAACTCAGCTCAAGAAACTTTAAACGAAGCTCGTGAAAACCTAGATGCAGCTGAATCCCAGCTTCAGACAGCCGAGCAAAACTATAACGCAGAAGCCGAAAAAAGTCAAGCTTCCCAAACTTTAAACGAAGCACTTTCGTTAGAAGTTATTTCTAATAAGATTATTCTAGATGTCAAGCAAGAAGAATATAATAAAGCGAGCACAGATTTAGACATAGCAACTTCTAACGAAGCTTCGTCACAAGCTACTTACTCCTCAGCTCAGCAAGCAACCCTCGAAGCCCAGACTCTAGTTGACACCAGCACCC